TTGGTGGGGGTGTAGGCCGTGGCGGTAGCGTTCATCGTGGCTGATGCCAGATACAGTGCCGCTTTAAACGAGTCAGCCGTTGTTGCGGCCCGAATCGGCGCGGTGCCAAAATTGTGAGTCCCGGTGAGCAGTTCGCCTTTAAACGAAGTTGCCATTGCTTGGGTATTTGCCATTGCGGTTTCCTTTAGTTAATTAGGCGATCATTGCTGCAACGCCATCTGCCAAAACATTCTTTTTAAGAGCAACATGAACAGAGCGGTGAACAAGCTCACCTTCAAGCCAGTATTCTATCCATTGAGTCATCTCGTGGTCGTTGTCCACCATGCCTTCCTTCTTCTCCAGAAGGGACTCGTCCATCTCGCCTTTTGTCGTTGTCACTATCGCCATGCGTAGCCTCTTTGATGTTTAAACGTCGTGGTCATGCAAGCCTCAGAATAGCTGATGTGCTGGATGCCGTCGGGAACTGCACTTGGAACGTGGTCGTTGAGGTCTTGTCAGAACCAAAGTCCAGAACGAAGACCGCAGGGTTGGTCGTGCCGTTAAACTTGTAGACCAGCGCTCCGCGAGCGGTGATGGCACCAGACCAAGACGCATTCGAGAACGAGATATACGCCGAAGCGCCGCTACCCGTTTGAGCCCCGATAGTCGGGACTTGGCTGATAGTCAGGGTCGCACCACCTGCGGTATAACCAGAGTCCGTGACTTCCCCGGTAGCCGTATAGGCGGTCGTATCCGAGTCCAACGTCGCAGCGTTGGTATACAACGCGATCTTGTATACGTCCGTGGTTCCCGTGCCGAAGTCGTAGATGCCGTCCAGCAACCCGGTCTTGAACACGTTACACAGTGCGTTGCCGGTAAAGCTCATAGCCTATTGCCCTTACGGATATTAACCACAGCAGGAATTACTCGGAGGTTACTTGGCACATGAAGCCCAGACGCAGTTTTACCCTGCAACGGAACTATGTGATCTACATGCCATGAAAACCCAAGCGCCTTGGTACGCATTGCAGCCAGATCGTAAATCTCTCGGATTAACCATTGCTCTTCTGGGCCCACCCATCGTGGTGTGCGGTGGATTTTTGATAACCTACGCTTTACGGTAGCCGCTACCACCCTGCCTTTGTTTTTTGTCTTCGTACGTCGAGCGTATGCTTTTACAAGTTCCGGGTGTTCTGCGGCCCATTTACGCTTGGAGAACTCCACTAAATCTTTATTTGCCTCTCTATACGCCTTACCATACTCAAGCGCTTTTTTGCGCCGCACCGGGTCTTTATTGCGAAGCCCCCGGTGTTTAGCACCGTGTTTCTTGGATTGTAGGCGTTTAAACTCGATATCAGTCGCTTTTCGCGCTCTCAGCCACTCACGCGAACACTCAATACACCCACCAGACACCCATCGATGCCCATCAAGCTCCGGATGTTTGCGGCATACCCCGCCATAGCACTTATTGAGCCCTAATGCTTTCGCCTCTTTTCGAGTATACCGAGTCATAACACCGGCACCCTCGACTTCCCAGACCGGTATTGGTCGCTGGCTTCCATGCCATCGCCCAGACGCTTTGCCATCATCAACGAGTCCTGATATTTCTTCTCGTATGTGGCAATCATGTCGGCCTCACCTTTCATGAAGGTATACGCCTCCACCAGAGCGCCATACAACAGCACCGGATCAAAGTTCTCAGCAAGCCAGCTATTGCCACTCGCCGCGACTGTGACGGACTCAGGCACATAATAGTAATGTAGCTCCATTACATAGGCAGCGTCAGGCGTAGGCCCAAGAAGGAACGTCAGTTCAGTCTCGTCCGTGGATAGCGGGCCGAACATAGAGTAATACTGTGGCAGGCCAGTAACAGTCGGAACCGGATATGCCGCACGGATAAAGCTCACATCCTTGTTCAGCAAGAACTCATAAGCCCCGGTGCCATCCACCACCGCCATCGAAAAGACGGCGAGGAAGTCTGTTGGACAGTTCAGATACTTGTTGCTGGCCGTAGTAGAGCCGGTAACATTCTTCCGCAGAGCGGGGAACAGGACGGTGTTGTAAATTCGCTGTTCGGCCTGCGTGATGAAGATGTTGATCTGCTCGGCACTGGTAAGGGCAACCGTCGATCCGGTGCTACCAGTAAAGCTGGTAGATGGGAACTCATTCTCAAGATACCCCTTGATCGTTGTAAACAGTGTCGAGTAGTTCATGCTTCACCTCACGCCATCGGGCCGCGAGCGGTAGTCCCTTTGGTCGCAGCGCCAGTGCCGCGAATCTTGATGCCCGAAGACTTCGGCTCGGCATAACCCTTGCTGCTCAGATTACCAACGGAGACCCGCAGGTCGTTGATGGTCTTCTGATTATCAGCAGCGCCAACCTTGACGGAGGCTACTTTCTTGATCTTGTCCATCATTTGCCCCTTTGGTTTTTGGCACGAGCCATGTTGCGGCCAACAGCCTTCATTGCCGCCGAAGTCACGCCACCCTTCTTGAAGGTCGCGGTCTTGCCCGGGTGCATCTTTTGTTCGTGTTTCGTAACTGCTTTCTTCGCGTCCATGTGTAGCTCCTAAGTAACCGACACGGTAACCGTGCCTAGAGAAATGGTCATGGCCAACACATTCGGCGTCAGACCAGCATCATTTGACCGGCTCCCACCAACCGGAGCCCATCCCCACTCGATTATACGGCTACCGCCCTCCGGGCTACCAACATCCGCTGGGGAAAGCAGCAAACCACTGTTCCCCGACAAGATGTAGCTGGTATCCGGCCTCGGGTTGCGGATGGCCTGCGGATCGTAGATCGGATACATGCCAAGCTGGAGTTGAGGCTGATCCGGCTCCCAGCACTCAGGGCAGACCATAATGTTGACCTGCTTGGTCTTGATGGTTAGCTTTTTGAGTTTGGTCAGCTTGTAACGAAACCCGCAGCGGTCGCACTCTGCGATTGCGTTCTTGCCGGATGCAAAACGATTGCCCATTATCCGATGGACATCCTTCTTGGCACAAACCGGATGGGAGACTTATCCCGGTCTTCCTCTGCTGCGAACCGGAACTGCTCCTCATAGTCCATCTTGAGGCCAGCAGAGCGGCCCTGAGCGTTTGGTAGCTTCAGGGACAGGTAATAAGCCAGTCCGGTGGTCATGCAGGGAATCCAACGAAACGGGATGTCCTGTGTGGTCAAGCCGGTGCCGCTATCCTGAATCCTGCGAAGACGCCAGTAAATGAAGGTGTATTGGCTACCCGGGGAGCTTGGAGTAGGCCAGACATGGATTTTGGGATAATCGATACCCGTTGCTGCGTCCGTCCCATCAGGCTGGCCACCCACCGGATACTTTGCGCCAGACTGCCGATCAACCCAAACTTGGATCGGCCTTCCCTGAGCGTTCTTGTTGGGAATGGAGGCGTAGGTCGGCATGGAGATGCGAGTGATGGTGATGTCCTGCTGGCCCTGCCCGGTGCCGGTGCGAACAACATGCTCAACCAGATCGATCGTATCGGCGGGAAGGTTGTAGTCAGCCTGCCCAGTGACCATGGGAATCGATCCCTCTTCGATAGTCCAGAAGTTGATCCCACGGTTAGCCCACTCGATGGTCAGGAGATTCAGAGACCGCCGAGCGGTCTTGAAATCATAGCCAGAGCGTAGCTCCGCGCCACAACGCTCAAACGCCTCTTCGATAATCTCGTTGAGGTCAAGGTTGAATGTTACGGTGCCTGATGTAGTCATAATGGGCCTTTAAACGATCTTCCTGTGTTTTGCCACCTTCTTGGCCACCTTGGGTGGTTGTGGCACAAACTGTTTGCCTGCGGCCTTGCCTGCGCGTTTGGCGCGGGTTGTAGCAGCATACTCAGCCGGAGTCAGCGACTTGATGGCAGCTTCCGGTAGATACCGCTCTCCCGTCTTGCTGGAGGGCTTCCCGGACTTGGTACGCCATTTCTGGTCGCCCCATGACTTGAGGCTCTGCTGTGGAGCTTTCATCCCTTGTACCCGCCGCCCTTGGCTTTATATTGCTTGGCCAGAAGCTGCGCCTTTCGGGCCGACCATTCTCCAGCGCCCGTTCCCTGCACCGCCCGGGACTTGATGCTCTTGAACAGCGACTCGCGCATCCCCGGCTTTGTGTAGTTCCCGGCCTCGTTCACCTTACTGACTCCACCCTGTTTAAACAGCTTAACAGGCTCATTGCCATCCCGCTTCTTGATTGACCGAACCTTTTTGGGGTTGATGTCCCCCATTCCACGGGATGGCATCATGATCAGCAGGCCCGACCGCCCTTAGCCATCTTGACCATCTTACCCTTGGTCTTGCCTTTGGACTCGATACCGCCGCCACGGGCAAACTTCGGGGTCTTCTCTTCATCCTTTTTCTTGAAAAGGAAGAACGGTTTCTTGCCCGACTTTTTTTCAGCTTTCAATTTACCACCTCCTGATTGAGAGAACTCACTACCCACGGATTGTGGGACACCGACCTTCTTTGCGAAGCCCTTATTATGGGCTACGGCCTGCATGAAACGCTCCTGCTTCGCGGACTTGGCTGGCATCAGATCATCTTGCCCCGGGTCTTGCCTCTGGAGGCAATACCATCCGCACGTTTAGAAGCGGATACAGAGCCGCCTTTCCTCATCTTTGCGGCAGGCTGCGCTAACTGGGATTGAGTTGCTGGAGCGGCTGCAATACCTTGCGCCATAAGCTGCTCCTGAACAGCCTTCTCTTCAGCCTTTTCTTGACCTCGACTTGCCAACTTTCTCGCGCCAAGGCCAAGAAAACCTTTGTCTGCAGCTTTGCCAAACGCGCCGCGACCAGTGGCTATGCCATAGGCCGGGCTAAGATTGGCCAGCATTTCTTTGGTTTTTTCGCTCATACAATCTTGCCCCGGGTCTTGCCTCGGTTGGCGATACCGTCAGCGCGGCGGGAGGCGGATACAGAGCCACCAGAGGAGTAGCGTTTGATGCTGCCGCCTCGCTTGTAGCCCATACCGATCTCTTCGGTAACGCCCATGCGGCCTTCCGTGCCTCCACCGCGACGAGCGGCCCTTTTGGCCTCAAACTCAGCCAACTTGGCTGCTCGCTCACCTGCGGCTGCAGCCTTTTCGGCATCGTATGCCTTAACTGTTTGACCCATGCGACGAGCAGTGGTTGCCGCCTTACCAACCTCGTAAGCACCTTTTGCCACGCGGCCAGCAGGAATCATGGTGGCGGCAAGACCAGCAGCATTAGCTGCCTTGCTTTCCCGCTCCGTCATCGGGCGACCCTTAGCACCGGAACGAGCATCTTCATCGAGCTTGGAATACGAGCCTGCGCCGGTCAGCTTCCTGCGATCAAACGCAGCGCCAGCGCCAGTGATTGCATTCTTCGGTGATTCAGTCATCGACGGAGAGCGCGAAGGAGGGCTGGAAATCTCCCGGTCATCGCTACCACGAGCTTCCATCGCGGAAGCGCGAGCAGCGCCTGTCTGCGCCGCCTTGCGGGCAACAGACTTGGAACCACGGGGCATACGCTCTTCGTCGGAATACTCCGTCAGATCGGAACGAAAGACTCTCTGCGACTCAGGATCGTCGTCATCAACCCCGCCGCCGCTTTCGTACTTCTTCATCTTCAGTCGCTTTTTCATATCATCCTGCCTTTCGTTTTGCCGCGCTGTTCGCAGCCGCTACCACGGACGGAGCCACCCTTCTTGAATGTCAGCTTGCCTTTACCCATTTCGGTTCGGGTCGTTGGAGCCTTGTCTTCTTTCTTGCGGGTCTGCTCGTCGATGTAGTCTTGCCTCTCGTTGGACATCGGCACCGCCTCATCTTCCGGGTTCATGGCTTTCTTGCGACGCGATACTGAGGCTTTGATCTTATCGAACATGGATGTCTCCTATAAGGTGCGGATCGTGCTGGCCGCTTTAATGACCAATATGGCCTCGTGTACAACTGCGTTCACAACGAAAACCATAACAACGCCGATGACCACGATGGTGCTGTGCTTGATGATTGCTTTGCGAAGCTCCGCACGATCCTTCTCACGCTGAACAATCATCTTCATGTAGGGCAAGTATTCGGCGGTAAAGGCTTCCCAAGTCTCGGTTATGCACTGGATATCACGCTTCGTGGACTTATGATCCCGTTCCAGCGCTTGCAGTCCCTGCTCGTTTTTTTCTTGGGGTGTCATGGTCAGCATTTCCATGATTCGTTAGCCTCACGGTACGCTTCCCACTCGGGTGCATCCGCGCTGGCGAACAAGTACTGCGCTGCAAATTCAAGCAACATGGGGTCATCCCGAAAATGACCTAAACCCCGGTTGCAGTGATTGCAAAGCATACCGCGAACCGCCCCGGTTGTGTGGCAATGGTCAACAACGAGCGGGCCCGTGTCACCACAGATTACACACTGCTTCACGCTGGCTTTCAGATCAATGAGATCAGCATCGCTTATAACGGCGCGGTGCATACCCCTGTTTATGCCGCTGCGGTAGCTTGCTCGACACGCACGGCACCAGCTATCGAACCCGTTCCGTTTCTTATTATGCGGGGGGAAACTAGCCGCATCAGCCGCTTTGCTGATTTTACACTTTGTGCAGGTCAGCATTTCCATGCTTTTCTCGCAAGACGTAAGCGACTCTTAGGATTCTTCGCTGCCTTCGGCCACATCTTCATCTGGCCAGCCGACCGAGCGCAGAAGCTGTCTTTCCTTGAGCCACCCTCGGGCTGCGGCGCTTTCAATCCGGGCTTTCCGGGATTGGCCTTGTTGTAAGAATCCCTCCCCTTCGCGTTTAAACCACCTTTGGGGTTCTTGCCTTCTGCTCTTTGCCATGCTGGACTCTTAGCCATACGCCACCCTTAATGGTTCCTCTTCCCCTGCGATCTGAGCAGCTTGGATCATCGGGTAGAGAATGTCATTGCCGAAATCTCCATCGTATTCATGGATGCCAAAGTGACCCAACTTTATCGTCGGGTCGATCCACACCGTAAACCCGATTTCGC